GAGCTACCAGACACAGAAAACGAGGATTCATGATTCGCCTAACTGCACAAAACACATTTGTCCTGGCTGAGGATGGCGAGTCACCACGCTCGATCAGTGGTGTTGCCGTACCTTGGAACACCGAAGCCATCGTCAGCGACGGTACTCGCGTCCGTTTTGAGCGCGGCTCACTGCCGATCACTGGCAAGAAGCCTAAATTGCTCAAGTACCACGATTCCGAGCAGCCAGTAGGCGTGGTCACCGGGCGGCTGGACTCTGAGGAGGGCATGCTGTTTACGGCCCGAATTAGCGCCACCAGCGAAGGCAACGACATGCTCGAACTCATCAAAGACGAGGCAGTTGACTCGGTATCGGTAGGCGTTGACGTAGTTGACGCTTCCTACGATGACAACGGCACCATGATCATCAAAAAGGCAAACTGGGTAGAGCTGTCGCTTGTGACTGCGCCTGCTTTCAAGGGTGCTATGATTACAGAGGTTGCAGCGACCGAACCACAAGAGGAGACAACCACAATGTCCGAAGTCAAGGTCGAAGCATCCGCAGAAGCACCAGCACCAGCACCACAACTGTTGTGGGCTGAAGCCAAGCCAGCGTTCAAGCTGCCAACTCCTAGCGAGTACATGGCGAAGTTTGCGCGTGGCGGTTCAGAGTTTGCCGAGCTGAACGCTCGTATCAAAGCTGCTGCCCCCGACATTACGACTAATGATTCACCTGGCATCCTGCCCACGAACATTGTGTCACCTGTCTATGATTCGCTCAACCCGATCCGTCCGTTTGTCACGGCAATCGGCGCTCGCGCCATGCCAGCTGGTGGCGCAACGTTCCGTCGCCCGGTCATTACCGTGCGTCCGACCGTCACGCAACAGCCGACTGGTCAGTTGAACACGCTTGACCCTTCGACGGTCACCGTTGCCAACAACAACGTCAGCAAGTTGACGTTCGGTACCTACGTCACGCTCTCAGAGCAGGACATTGACTGGACTGACCCCGACTCGCTCGCAATCGTGCTCAACCAGCTTGCAATTGCGTACGGTCAAGCCACCGACAACTACGCGGTGGACACCATGGTGTCGGGCGTAACTCAGACCGAAACCATCGTTGACCTCAGCTCGTCAGCCGACTGGATTGAAGCCATTTACGGCGCTGCATACCAAATCAGCAACGCCAGCAACTACCTGCCAACGCACTTCTTTGCCGCACCAGTTACCTGGGCAAAGCTTGGCATGATCGTTGACGATGCCAACCGTCCACTGTTCCCATCGGTCGCGCCGTACAACGCATTTGGCGTACAGACCGCCAACAGCTGGAACGGCAACCCACTCGGCTTGAGCCTCGTGGTTGACAAGAACATGGCCGGCTCAACTGGCGCAGGTGGCTTGAACGGCGTGGTCGGTCACGCTGCTGGCCCAGCCGCAGGCTTCGAGTTCTACGAACAGCAGAAGGGCGCCATCTCGGTGGATGTCCCAGCAACGCTCGGTCGCACGATCGCCTTCCGTGGCTACGCAGCCGCGTTCATGGCTGACGCGACCAAGTTCGTCAAGCTGCTCAAGTCCTAAGTTCACTCCCTCCAGGTGACACTGAACGGTGGCAACTTACTCACTTACCCATAAACAGGTAGTTAGTAATGTTGCCGTCGTTCAGTTGCTGGAGCCTCATAACTTTGAGGTAGGGCAATCAATCACGCTGTCTGGCATCAATGCCACGTGGAATGGTACGCACAAGATTCTGGCGTTGCCCGAGTACTACTTCATCGGCGTATCGCAACAAGGCGATTACCAGTACGACACTGACACCATCATCCCTAATCAGGTGCTGTTTGCGCTGACCACGGCTGATGCTGATCGAGCAGCTGCCACCGGGACGTGCACCTACTCGGTGACGTGTTCGTGGATTGTCTTGGGCGATGTTGAGGACTATCTCGGCTTCACGTTCACCAACCCGAGTGCTGACCTTGACGTAGCCAACATGGCAGTGAGCGCAGCGAACCAATTTGCGTACCGTAAGCGTGAGGAATCGGGCTATTTTGACTCACCGACCACCGTTCCTGATGGCGCAGTAAAGCTCGGCACCGTTCAATACGCGGCAATTCTGTACCGTGAGCGCGGCTCTACTGAGGCGTTTGCGTCGTTTGACCCACTAGCCACAGGTGGCCCGGTCACAGGCAACTACGGTCAAATCCTGCGTTTGCTCGGAGTCAATAAGCCACAGGTGGCCTGACATGTCAAACATGTTCAAGGATGGTTACGACCAACTGGTGACCAAGTTGCAGACGATTACCGGGCTGCGTGTGTTTGATGATCCACGCAACATGAACCCACCGTGTGCACTTGTCGAGGCACCAACAATTATGATGGCCACCAACGTAGTCGCTGACATGGAGTTCCGTGTCGTAATGACTGCCCTGGGCACCGGGGACAACAGGACGCTTGACAGCCTGTTGGACAACATTGATTTGATTCGCGCTGCACAAATCGGCTTGACCGATGCACGCCCAACCACCGTGTCATACGGTGGCGCTGATTACCCTGCCTACGAGCTGACAATACGCACCAAAGTAAGCCCCTAGGGCTACTAGACTGCCCTACGGGTAAGCAGCGACCCTCGACGTAGAGGAGATTCGCTACATGGCTAACGCAACCACTTACCTGGCTTCCCCAACATTCGGCATCGGTGTCAACCTTGCCGGAATCAAAGACCTGACCGATCAGTGCAAGTCTGTGGTCATCACCAAGTCGCGTGAAGCGCTTGACTCCACTTCGTTTGGTAACACTGGCCGCCAGTTCGTTGGTGGCCTTACCAACGTGACGGTGACCGCCACGCTGCTCATGGAGTACTCGGCAACGCCCGGCACCTACGTTGACCTCACCTCACTTGTCGGCACGAACGTGTACGTCGCAGTAAAGCCAACCTCGGGTGCAATCTCGGCAACCAACCCAGAGTTCCAAATCACTGGCGGCTACCTTGAGTCGCTCGATCTCGTGAACGGCTCGGTCGGTGAACTGTCCGAAGTAGAAATCACCATCACTGGTGGCGTGCTCGTAGAGGACACCACGGCGTGAAACTAACCATCAAGGTGTCATTCAAGACACCAGCAGCAGAGTTGGTTACAGAGCAAGTCACAACAACAATCGCTACGGCTGCTGCGTGGGAACGCAAATTCAAGCGCCGCGCCAGCGATCTACAGGCTGGTATCGGTATCGATGACATCATGTTTATGGCGTGGCATCAGCTCAACGTCAATAAGCGTGAAGGCCGCGACTATGACACTTGGCTTGTGTCCGTTGAGGATTTTGAGGTAGTGGAGACTGCCCACGCAAACCCTACGGAAGCAACAGCGTCCGTCGCCAGTTAGCGGAGCTGCTGTTGGCGACCGGGTGGTGGCCTCCGAACATCGAGTTCGATTCCGAGGATTTGGCTACCGTGTTACTGCTGGCGAGAAAGCAACAACAACGTGGCTGAAACATCTGTAACTGTTGTCGGTGTCAAGGAGACGCTGCGCGAGTTGCAGCGCATGGAGCCTGAGCTTGCCAAGGAGATCAAGAAAGAGTTTAAGACCATTGTTGATCCGATTGTCAAGGATGCTCGAAGCAAGGTGGTGAATCTGCCGTTGTCGGGTATGTCGCGTAATTGGAAGGGCGGCAGGCTCATGCCGTGGGCACAAAGCTCGGTCAGCAAATCCATCATTGCGCGTTTCAGTAACCGCAGGCGTGGAAACAGCCTGGCTGTTTTTAGCGTCACGATGAAAAGCCCGGCAGGCACAATCTTTGACATGGCGGGCCGTGGAGCACCTAATCGTTTGGCATCAGCGTTGTCATCGCTCTACGGTGCACCATCGCGTTTGATGTGGCCTTCATACGAGCGCAATGCCGATCAGGTCAACGAGAACCTTGGTCGAGTCGTAGAAAAAATCAATGAGGCCACTACGAATAGACTGACTCGCTAATGGCTGTAACAATCCCAATCATTTCCGAGTTTGATGGCAAAGGCATTAGCAAGGCTGTTGCCGAGTTCAAGAACCTTGAAGGCGCTGGCGCTAAAGCCCAGTTCGCCCTCAAGAAGGCTGCCATACCGGCAGCTGCGGCTATCGGTGGGCTGGCTGTCGTCATCGGTGACGCGACGAAGGCCGCTATTGAGGACGCAAAAGCACAAGCACTGCTGGCAAAGGCAATCACAAATAATACGCTGGCTGGGGAAGCCAACATCAAGGTGGCTGAGGCGTTTATTGAGTCCACGATGATGTCGGCGGCTGTGGCTGACGATGAGCTACGCCCAGCCCTCGCTTCGCTTGTCCAGGTGACCGGGGAAATGACTTCGGCACAGGATGGCCTCACACTGGCGCTCGACATCGCAGCAGCTACTGGCGTTGATTTGGGCACGGCTACGGATGCCATCGCCAAGGCGTACGGTGGCAACACCAAGGCGCTGGGCACGTTGCTGCCCTCGGTACGCGAACTCATCAAAGAAGGCGCATCACTTGATCAAGTGTTTATGGCTGTGGCTGGCACGGTTGGCGGCTCAGCTGCTGTGGCTGCTAACAGCGCTGAGGGCGAAATGAAAAAATTGTCGCTGACTATTGGCGAAACTAAAGAAGCCATCGGTGCAGCATTTTTGCCGATACTTGAAAAACTCCTACCGCGTATCCAGAAACTTGCTGAACTAGCACAAAACAACAGCGACGTTATTGTAAAACTAATTCTTGTCATTGGCAGTCTTGCTGCCAGCGTGTTGACAATCAACGGCATTATGCGCGTGTATGCAGCCACGTTGGCAGTAGTTGAGTTGACAACGAAAGCCTTGGACGCAAGCAATTATGGATTGAATTTGTCGTATGCCAGCCTCGGCAGTCGCTTGGGTCTGTTTACCGCTGTAGTTGCATCGCTTGGTATCACCATTCAGGGCTTAGGCATGGATGGCGGCGCAGTGTTCAAGGATCTATCAGGTCGAGTTGCTCAGTTCATAAACCTGGGCATTGCAGGATTTGAGTTGCTAGCCAACTCGGCAGTACAAGCTGTCAACTACATCAATAAAGCATTTAATGTCATTAGCCCAATTGACGTGCCATTGATTCCAAACGTCAAATTGCCACGATTGAGCGAACAACCATTTGGCGCGCCGTATCCAATTGCAAGCAGTAGTGCAAGCAATTTGGAAAGTGGCGATGTCTTATCGCGTCGGTTTGCTGTACCAGTGATTCCAACTATTGCCCCGGTGACGTTGCCTGCTCCATCGGGTGGCGGCGGCGGTGGTAGTCGCGGTGGCGGTGGCGGTCAAATGACCGTGCAGCCGTTTGACCCTTCGGTGTATGACCCCAAGAGCCGCTACTACGAAGTACCAGCCATGCTGGACGCGGCGTACGCGCCTAAGCAGGCTGTGTACAACGTGACGGTCAACAGCACTATTGCCGATGAACGCTTAGGTGACACCATCGTGAACGCGTTGAAACAGTACAACCGTCGCAGCGGCCCACTCGACGTACAGATTGCGTAACCATGGCTGCCAGCGTTGTCCAATCAGGTAGTTACCTGCTCGAGCTTGACACAGGCTTTGACTACAACTCATTCAGGTTGGATGACGCAACCAAAGGCGTACTCAACAACACCACCTATGGATTAGGGCCTCAAACTGGTTACGCAGACATCACCGAGTATGTGACCGAGGTTGCCTACAGGCGAGGCCGTCGCAACATTGACGATCAGTTCGGTGCCGGAACTATGAGCTTCCGCATGACGGACGAGACAGGCATCCTTGGGCCGTATGACACTGCCAGCCCCTATTACGACCCAAGCAACGACAAGCCGGGCCTTGCACCTATGCGTCGAGTCAGGCTGAGCCGATCATCGGAATACCTGTTTGTCGGCTACGTCACGGCTTACAACTACGAGTTTGCTTTGGCTGGCCCTAACACGGTGGCGGTGCAATGCTCAGACGATTTCTATTTGCTGGCTCAGACGCAGATGGCTGCGTTCAACCCGAGTGCGGAAACCTCGGGAGAACGCATTGAGACTGTTCTAGCGTTGCCAGAGGTCAATTACACAGGCACCACGGCTATTGACGTGGGCACGGTCAACATGGGCCACGACAACTCATACACGCTCAATGCCGGGCAAAACACGCTCGGCTACATTACGCAAATCAACCAGGCTGAGCAGGGGCGTGTGTTTATGAGTCGCGCTGGCGTGTTTACGTTCCAGCCGCGTATTGGAGCCACGCTGAGCGGTTCGGTTATCACGTTTGCCGATGACAACACCAACACACCGTATGACAACGTGGAGATTGAGTTTGACGCTGATGGCGTGCTAAATCGTGCCTACGTGCAAGCGCTTGATGGTAAAAATGCGCTGGCTGAGGATTTGAGCAGTCAGGCCACGTACTTCATTCAGTCGCAGTCGATCACGAACAGCCTGCTGCATTTGCAAGGCGAGATTGATGACCTAGCTGATTATCTGCTGGAGCCTGAGCCATCGCCACGCTTCACGGCTGTCAGCACCAACTTTGCCCTGCTGGACAACGCTGAGCGCGCTTTGGCTGCCACCGTGGACATCGGAGACACCATCACGATTACCAAGGACATCACCGGGCTATCAACTATCACGTCAGAACTAAGCATTGAGGGCATTGAGGGCAACATCAATTTTGCGTCAGGGCATCGCATTACGTACTACACAGCCCCGACCACTGTTGTGTTCCAGCTCATTTTGGATGACCCGGTGTACGGTCAACTTGATGGCACAAACGTATTAGGATGAGGTAACCATGGGCGCTAACGCACAGACAACTGTTCCAACATTTACGGCTGCACAGGTTCTGACTGCCGATCAGATGAATCAAAGCGCTCGAACTGGTGTTCCAGTGTTCGCTGACACGACAGCGCGCGACGCTGGCTTTGGTGGCTCGGGCGAAAAGACTCTGGCGGAAGGCCAGTTGTGTTATTTGGAGTCCACCAACGTTGTGCAGTATTACGATGGCGCAGCCTGGGCAACTGTTGGGCCTTCGACATCTGGTGCACGACAGGTTGTCAGCACGCTCAAAACTGATTCAT